CTGGAGGCGTGCTTTCCTCGACGCAGCCGCTCACGGAGCAGCAACTCTCGGTCATCCGCAACTCGTGGAACGAGGGGCAGGGCAGGACCGAGGAGCACCGCAAGACAGCCGTCATCCCGTTCGGGATGGAGTACAAGCAGTTCGGCTTCTCGCCCGCCGACATGGAGTTCAAAGACCTCCGGTCGTGGAACCGCGAGACGATCATGTCCGTGTTCGGCGTGACGCGCCCGATCCTCGGGCTCACCGAGGGCCTGAACTACGCCTCTGCGCGTGAAGCCTTCCGTGTGTTCTGGGAGGTGACAGTCTGCCCGTACTTGGAGTTCCAGGCAGACGAGTTCAACAGCAAGGTGCTCGCGAAGTTCGAGCCGCAGGAAAGCGGACTCTACGCGGCGTTCGACACGAGCAACGTCGCCAGCCTGCGCGAGACGATCGACTCGAAGATCGACCGCACGATGAAGCTGTTCCAGCAGTGCGGGCGCTCGTTCGACGAAGCGGCGCGGCTTGCTGGCTGGCAGATCCCTCCGACCACGATGGGCGATCGGATGTTCGTCCCGGCCAGCATGGCTCCGCTGCCCGAAGAGAAGGCGATGTACGACGCGCAGCTTCTCGCGGCGCGCGCGGCAGGTGCGCAGCAGGTTCCGGATGCACCCGCTCCTGCCGCAAAGGACGTGTCTCCCGCCGACATCATCCGCGCCATCGAGGTCGTTGACGGCGAGCCCACCACGGCGACCGAGGCGAATACGCGCCGCCTCGCTGAGCATGCCGCGTTGATCGACGAGCACGCGCCCAAGATCGCCAAGCGGGCGAAGCGCGTCATGCGCGACTACCTCCTCGCCTCGCGCGCGAAGCTCCGGTCGGTCGCAGGATCTCAGCTCGAAGCCAACAGCGACGTGCAGAAGATCATCCTCACCGAGCAAGAGGTCGAGGACTTGCTCCAGATGAACGAGGATAACTGGCGCAAGGAGATGCGCGACGCCCTCGAAAAGCCGATGCACGCGGCTTGGGACGCGGCTGCGAAGGCGGCCTTCATCAAGATCGCCTCGGACGGCCTCTTCATGTCGAGCAGCGATCCAGTCGCGCTCCAGTTCTTGAACGACCACCTCGTGCAACTCTCTGAGGGCACGATGAGCACGCTCGCCATTCAGGTGCGCAGGACCATCATCAAGGTGCTTGCGAGCGCGCCGGATGATGCCGTTCGCCTCCAGGACGCCATTCGCCTGACGCTGCGCGAACTCGAAGATCAAGTCGAGGTGATGATCGACAACCTCGATGCACGCGCTGACCTGATTGCGCAGACCGAAGCAAACGCGATGGCGAACGCTGCGTCTGCGATGCAGTGGCGTGAACTAGGAATCGAAACACACACTTGGCTCACGGCTGGAGATGAGCTCGTACGGCACTCTCACCAAGAGCTGAACGGCAAGACTGTGCGTATCGGAGACGTTTTCGGATACAACCTTCGCTGGCCGGGAGATCCGCAGGCAAGCGTCGAGCAGGTAGCTGAGTGTCGTTGCACAACCCTGGCGGAGCCCAACCAATGAACGATCGTCTCATTCATCTCATCGCTACCCGTCAGGCTACGCCGCGCGATCTCGAAGGCGTTTCGCCCGAAGAAGTGCGGGCCATCAAGGCGAGTTCTGACATCGCGCAGGTGTCCGTGAAGTCGTCGCCTGCGTCTCTCGTGAGCGAGGACTCGCGCGTCCTGCGCTACGTGTGGACCGACGAGAGCGTGGACTCGGACGGCGACATCATCACGCTCGCAGGGTGGGATCTCACGCGCTTCGTCTCGAACCCGGTCTTCCTCTGGGGCCATGATGGTCGAAGCACGCCCCCGATCGGCAAGGCCATCAAGATCGCGATGGAGCCGCATGCGCAGACGCCGCGCGCGCTCGTCGATGTTGAGTATGCCCCGAAGGATGCCTTCGAGTTCGCCGACACGATCTTCCAGCTTGCGAAGCGCGGCTTCGTGAATGCCACGAGCGCGGGTTTCCGCGTCCTGGAGATCGCGCAGTTGACAGACAAGCAGCGTCAGGAGATGGGCCTTGGTGTTTACGGCATCAAGTCGCTCAAGCAGCAGCTCTACGAGATCAGCAACGTCTCGATGCCTGCGAACGAGAACGCGCTGCGAGCTGAGCTGAAGACGATGGTCGATGCGGGCTCCATCGAAGACCGCGTGCGCCGCGAGTTCGAGAAGACGTTCCCGCTGACCGAGCGCGACCTTCAGGCGCGTCTCAAGGAGATCACGCGGTCGTTCGTGGACATGGGCCGGTCGCTGAAGTCGCCTGTCGAGCCGATCGCTGCGACGATCGAAGCGCGCCCGATGGAGATCAAGATCACGGTCGAGGCCGACAAGTCGCTGGCTGAGGCTTGCGCGAAGGTCATGGAGACCAACGCGCGCCTCGTCTCGGCGATCTCTGACCTGACCAAGCGAATTGCTGTCATGGGTGACAATGCCGGTGGAGCCAAGGCTCCCGAAGCCGCGCCGTCCGAAGCCCGTGGGAAGCATGTGACGACGGAGAAGAGTCCTGCGCAGGCGACCCCTGCGGTGGATTCGGTGAAGGCCGCTGCGGATCAGCTTGTTGCGTCCGTGACCGCTGCCATCGCCAAGAAGAACTCGTGAGGCAAGGAGTCTCATGGATACGAACACGGAAGTCGCGCTGAAGGCGCAACTCGACGGGCTGGGTGAGAAGATCACCTCGCTCATCAACGAAATGAACAAGGCCAGTGCGGCTGAAAAGGCCGCGCTCGAAGCCAAGATCAAGACCATCGAAACCGCGCAGGCGGCGTTGTCCGAGCAGCTTCAAAAGGCTGAGCGGCTGCACCTCCCCGGCGTCGAGGTCACGAAGACCGGCGAGAAGAACAAGTTCTCGTACACGCGCCTCGCTCAGATCATGGGCGGCGTTCGCAAGGAGTCGGACCCCGAGGTCGGCTACGAAATCGAAGTCTGCAACCAGATGCAGAAGCGGTTCGACGGCCTGCCGGTGGAGATGAAGACCGCGATCAACGCCGCGAGCGGCGCTGGTGGTGCGTTCCTCATCCCGACCGAGGTCTACAACGACATCATCCCCGAACTCGAAGCGAACTCGATCCTGGCGCAGCTCGGCCTGCGCACGTACTCGGGTCTCACGGGCAACGTGGCGTGGAACCGCGACCTCGGCGGAATCACGGCGTCGTACCTCGACTCGGAAGCGGAAGAAACCGGCTCCGAGAGCACCTCGACCTTCGGGCGCATGGAGCTGAAGCCGCACGTCTACGCGGCGTTCGTCCCGCTCACGTTCGGCATGCTGAATCAGCCCGCGATGGCGATCGAGCCCTGGGTTCGCTCGCGCATGGCGTACAAGATCGGCCTGCTCAAGGATCTGAACGGCTTCAACGGCACGGGTGCCAACAGCAAGCCGATCGGACTCCTGAACGCGGGCACGCAGACGCTCTCGTGGTCTGGCGTCAACACGGCGGCGGAACTCATTCCGAAGATCGCCGCGTGCGTCGCCAAGCTCCCTGAGGCGAACGCGATGCTGCCGGGTGCCAAGCTCGGCTGGGCGATGGGCTCCTTCGCGGTGAGCTACCTGTCGGGTTCGTTCGACACGACGGGCCGCTCGCTGCTCTGGAACGTCAACCAGACCACGCTCGCAACCCTGAACGTGCGCCTGAATCAGCTCGCCAACTACATGCTGAAGGAGACGACGCAGCTCAACACGGGCGCGACCACGGGCACGGAAGTCTTCTACTACGGCGACTGGAACCAGGGTGCCGAGTTCAACTGGGGTACGCTCGCGTTCGCGTCTTCGGACTCGACCGAGACGAACTTCCGCAAGCTGCGCGTGACGGTGCGAGCCGTTGGCGCTCACGACTTCGGTTGGTTCCAGCCGAACGCCTTCGTCCGCAACACGGCGCTCGACACCACGACCGCGTGGGCCACGAGCTGAGGTCACAATCCAATGAAGCAAGTCTCTCCGATCGAAACGGCCCGATTCAACTTCGGGATCGCGATCCTCACCACCGGCACGGCTGCGACCGACACGCTCAGCGGTGCCATCGACACGATGGGATACGCGTACGCGCTCGTCCTCATCGGCACCGGCACCGTTGGCGCGGACACGACCACGATCAAGCTGTACGACTGCGCCACCTCGGGTGGCACGTATGCCGCGATCACGGGCGCGTCCACGACCATCGTGAACGCTGACGACAACATCGTCAAGTGGGGCGTCGTGCGCCTGCACGGCAAGAACCGCTACATCAAGGTCGTCCACAACTCCGCGACGGGTGGCGTCACGAGCAACATCCAGGCTCACGTCATCCTCGCGAACGCGACGGACACGGCCTTCTTCAACGCCACCAAGTCGAACAGCGCCGCTGCGGGCTCTGAGTCGCATCAGGCTGTCGCGTTCAACGTGGCGTGACCGCGATGGGCGAGTCCGATGCGAGCAGCGGAAGCGCCCAACAAGGGCAGGGCGGGGTTCCTTCTTCCCCCGCTCTGCCCGTCTGCAACCTCGTCGCTACGTCCGACTGCGTTTGGCGCATGGTCGGTGGTGTGTGGACGCTGGTTCCGAAGACGATCGTTCGTGGCCCGTACCTGGAGAAGTGAGTGCCCCGCCTCTTCGACTCTCTGACGCGCATCGACTGTACGACGCTTGCGCGCGTGAAGGCGCTGCTTGGCCTGACAGACACGGACGCGACACGCGACGGCATCCTCGATCTCATCATCGACGCCGTTAGCGAGCGCATCGAGAGCTACATCGGATCGCCGCTCACGAACGGCTCGCGCACCGAAGAGTATGACTTGCGCCCACGGCAGGCTGTCGTGTTCCTGCGCACCGTCCCGGTGACGAGCATCTACTCGATCAAGGTTTCGACGGACTGGGAGTACGACGCAGCGACTCCCGTGTCATCGAGCTACTACAAGGTCAACGCCTACACGGGAGAACTCTGGCTCGCCATCGAGCTTGAAGAACCCCGAACCGATGGCTTGTGGCCCAACTTCCCGCTTGGGATGCAGATCGTCTACACGGCTGGGTTCGCAGCAGACACCGCATCGCTCATCTCGTCGTATCCGGCCATCTGCCTTGCTGCGGATATGTGGGTCGCTGAGATTTGGAGGCGCAAGACCGAGATGACCGGCTCGACGAAGCGCATTGCTGATTCGTCGTTCGTGCGCACCGACGAGCTTCGCATGCCGAAGGAAGTCGCCGAGGTCTTGTCGCCGTACCGGCGCATCCGGTTTGGGATGGCCTGACATGGCAGTCGTGATCGCAAGCGGGTTTGCTGACGGCATCACGATGGATGCCGAGAAGCTGAATCGTGCGATCAACCGCCTTCCGACCGTGCTGGCGCTGGAGATGCGCGCGGCGCTGCTGAACATCGGCGCTGAGCACGTCAAGCGCGTCAAGCAGAACTTCACGACGTACACGCCTGGGCAAAACAAGGGCAATCAGCTTCAGGTGCGCAGTGGATCGTTGCGCAACGCAGTTGGGCCCTCGGAACTGTCCGGCGCGAACCTCGCATCGCTGCGCCTGACGCAGATCGTTCGCCGACCCACGAACGGTCGCCCCTACGCGCCGCTCCAGGAGCTTGGCGGAACCGTGCGTCCGAAGAGGGCACGGGCGCTCACGATGCCGATCGGCGTCGCCCTTGACCCGTCCGGCAAGCTGCGCACGAAGTTCCGCGTGCGTCGCGATGGGACGTGGAAGTCTGGAAAGCCGCGCTGGGTCACGAACGAGGGTCTGCCGACGTTCATCCTCCGCAAGGGAGGAAGGGCGTTCGTGGCCTACCGTCGTCCCAACATGAAAAGCGCCGAGGGCCGCAACAAGGCGATCGTCATCTACCGGCTTCTCGACGAGGCCCGTATTCCGCCCAGGCTCGCGTTTGGACGCATCTGGGGCGAGATGCGCGCCTACCAGGAAGGCCAGCTTCGCGGGGCCGTGGAGCGCACCGTGGGACGCCTGGAGGGCACCTAGTGGCACCGACCGGCGAACCGCTCACGGAGATCATCCTCCAGGACATCCAGGACGCCTTCGAGGCGATCCAGGGTGGGGACGACTACTACACGACCGTCCCGGTTGCGAACATCCACCGCGCCGAGATCGGGGAGGTCGAGGTGGTCGCCTTCCCGGCCATCGTGCTCGTTCCTGGGACGATCGAGTACGACACGGAGCCGCGCGAGACTCGGGTGCTGCGCACGATCACGGGGCGCTGGACGATCCACGTCACGCTGCTGCTTCAGACGCGAACGGACGCCGTGCGCAAGGTCGAGCGGTTCATCCGCGACGTTCACAAGGCGTGGAACGTGGACCGCCGTCGCGGCAACTACGCACTCGACAGCAAGCTCAGGCTGAGCACGCCCTACTACCCGTCTGACCCCGATGACGACGTGTGCGGAGCCTACATGGAGTTCGAGGTGTGGTTCCGCACCGCCCTAGACGACCTCAATTCGGTCCCGTAGGAGAATAGGCCATGATGATGCTCCAGGTGCGTTCCGGAAAGACGGTGTACGACGACAAGGGCAACGTGCTCGGGTCTGCCGGTGCGCTTCTCAGCATGGACGCTCCGATTCGTGACAGCGACCGAAGCAAGGTTGTCGCTGTCGAACAGATGGCGGACCCCGAGGTCGTGAGCGCCGCGCAAGACGATCCGTTCGACATGGAGACCCCGTGACCACGGTTGCGACCTGCGACATCGTTCCGATGTTCGAGTACACGTACGGCAACCGCCGTCCGTCCCTGCGCACGCGCGCTGAAAACGGGATCGTGGAGTCGCGCCAGATCAACGAGCGTGCCCATCGGCTGTTCCGGCTTGTCTGGAAGGATGAGCCCGCGCAGACGCTCGGCAAGCTCCGCTACCTGTACGACCTGACGCTGGGTGGTGTCGGGCTCGTGAGCTACACGCCAAAGGATGAAGTTACTGCGATTGAAGCGCAGTTCGTCTCCCCGATCCTCGTGACGCGCCAAGACTCGGTTGCGTCTGCCTCCTTTGAGGTTGAACTGGAAGAGGTCTTCTGACCATGTTGACGAGACTCGAACAGATTTGCATCAAGGAAGAGGCCAAGGAGAACTCGGCAGTTGACGACGCTACGCTCTACAACGCTGCGAACGCTGCCTACAGCGTGATCGACCCGAGCGCAGAGTTCGACCTTCAAACGTTCGACCGCAACATCAAGCGCGACACGCTCACCCCTCTTCGTGGCCTGACCGGCATGAAGATGGGCCGCGTGCGGTTCTCGCTGGAGATGGC